GGCTCCGGAGTGGTCGATTACCGAGTGGATCGACCGGCCAGCTATGATGGACGGCGGTGCCACCGCGCCATCCGAACCCGCGCCAGCACAGGCAGCGCCTACGGCGATGCAGCAACCTCCGGCATCACAGCCGACAGGCAGCAACCTGTTCTAGTGCGGTAGCTCCCGGCGGGTTTAGTCTCCCTTGCCCGCCGGGAGCGTCTACTAAGGGGAGCATTAGGGAGACACATCAATGAATAATATCGCAGCGCATGCGGAGAGGATTGCCCGTCACTATTGGGGCGAGCCGAACGCGAAGCTGTCCATCAAGGGCAGGACGCTCCGCTGGGGGACCAAGGGCAGCAAGGAACTCGATCTACAGAAGTCGGTTTTTTACGATTTTCAAGAAAATCGTGGCGGCGGGATCGTCGATCTCATTAAGCAATATGGCAAGCTCGGCATCAGCGGCTCAGTCGCCGACGTGCTGGAGCGCGAGTTCGGAATACAGAAGCAGGCGCAGAAGGCGCTGGAGCCGAAGCAATACATACAGCGCGTCTATTCATACTTCGACGTTGACGGCGCCGAGGCGTATCAGGTGTGCCGCATGTACCCGAAGACGTTCCGTCAGCGCAGGCCGGACGGACGTGGCGGGTACATATACAAGATGGACAACGTCGAGCCGCTTCCCTACAACCTGCCAGCGATAATCCAGAACCCGGGCCAGCCGGTGTTCGTTGTCGAGGGCGAGAAGTGCGCCGACGCATTGATCGAGGCCGGGTTGGTCGCCACCACAAATCACGGCGGGTCCGGCAAGTGGCTGGACGCGCACTCGGCGCACTTGGCCGGACGCAGCGTGATCGTGCTGCCCGACAATGATCAGGCGGGTCGAACCCACGCCGACAAGGTGATCGCAAGCCTGTGGGGCGTCGCGGATCGCATCAAGCGGGTCGAACTGCCGGGGCTGCCGGACAAGGGCGACGTCGCGGACTTTCTGGACGGCCACACGCTGGACGAGGTGATGGACATCGTCCGCAGCGCGCCAGTGGTGACCGCGCAGCCGCAGCCGGGCGACAATGCGCCAGAGGTGGAGGACGGCGCGATTGAGCCGTACCACACGATGCGGCGGGGCGAGGTGTTCGCGATGCCGCCGGTCGAGTTCCTCGTTGACGGGCTGCTCACCGACACAGGATTTGCGATGATGTACGGCGCGCCCGGCACGGGCAAGTCGTTCCTCGCCATCGACATAGCGTTGTCCGTCGCCCACGGTCGGGAGTGGCAGGGGCAGGACGTCAAGCAGGGCCGGGTACTTTATATTGCGGGCGAGGGCATCGGCGGATTTTCCAAAAGATGGGCCGCGTGGGAAAAATACCACGGCGTCAAGGATGAGCCGGATATGTACCTGCTGCCGACGGCTGTGAATTTTCGTGAACCCGAGGACATCGCGCGGCTGGTCGCAACGATTGAGGGCATCGGGCAGCGGTTCTCGCTCGTCATCGTGGACACGGTGGCGCGCGCCATCGCCGGGGCCGAGGAGAACAGCAGCACCGATATGGGGCTGTTCGTCGCCGCGTGTGACGAAATCAAGGCGCTGACGGGCGGCGCGCTGCTCGCGGTGCATCACGCCGGTAAGGACGCCAATCGCGGCGCACGAGGCTCCACGGCGCTTCTGGGTGCGGTTGATACGTCACTGATGGTCGGCAAGCTCGACGACACGATGACGCTGGCGACACAGAAGCAGAAGGACGCGGAGCCGATGGACGACGTGAACCTGACAATGCTCACCGTGCCTGCGTCGATCAGCGAGACATCCGTCGTGCTGAAGAGAACCGACGAGGCCCCGAAGAAGAGCAGAAAGAAGGCGTGGTATCCGACCGGCGCAATCAAAAGGGCGCTTCAGATATTCGACAACATGTGCGTGGATCGAGGCACGACAAAGATACCATATGCGGACTGGACGGCCAAAATGACATCCGATATGCCCGATTGTAAGCCGCAGACGAGGGGGTCGGCTCGCGACGCACTAATCGACAATGAGTGGATCATATCCGTCGAACGTGTATGCTGGAAAAACAAGGACTTAGGTAGTGTTTGATCGGATGTGTCGGATGTATCGGATCATTTCATCGGATGTGCATACACATCCGTCCGATCCGACGACCCCTATAGGGGGTCGGATCATCGGATGTATGTCGGATCAGTCGGATTAAGAGAGAGAAGGGAGACGAGAGATGGCGACGAGGAAGAGAGTGCCGCAGGGCAAGACATCGAGGGACTGGCGGTTTTATCCAAGCGAGCGAGACGCAGATAAATGCCGCGCCGCGTTGGCGACGTATGACGCTGAGGTGAGGGCGAGGGAGATCAAGTGGGGCGTGGACCGCCTGCCGCTGTTGGTCGAGCCGGAACTGCGCGACAGGTTCTGGGCGCAGATGGAGGTACTGAACAAGGCGCTCGACAAGGGCAGCGGAGTTGAGGTTGAGGAGGCGGTGGCGTCAACCATACGCGGGGTGCATGCACTTGAGCGCAGGGCCATCGAGCTTGGGGCGGAGCCGGTCACGGGTGAGGTGTGGGAGGCGACGACGCCGAAGGGCGCTGTCGTGGCCGTGTGCCGCGATGCCAGCGAGATTGCGAAAATACGGTCTGACGGCAGGCTCGACCGGGTGTACTCAATGAGCGAAGTCGCGGCGCTGGTCGAGGCGTGGGAGGCGGACAAGGCGGGTCAGGTTACGAACAAGGTGAAGAGCCTGTTCGATGGTGCTACAATCGAAAGCGTCAGGCCGAAGGCTGAACTTGACCTCAATGATGAGATACCGTTCTGATGGCTGGCAATGATGGGTGGCAGGAAAAGATGAACATCCTCTACACCGACGAGGAGTATCAACTGCTGGGTAATCATGCGTGGATCGACGTGCATACGCTGACGGTCCACATCATGCGCGTGAAGGATGGCGTGAAGGTTGAGGTGTACCCGGCAGCGCACGACGGCGTCAGCGATCCGCTGGCGACGTGCCGGGCCAAGTGGGAAAAACCTGACGCGGCACACAGAACAAGGGTGGTGAAGCGATATGTTAGATGAGGGTGACGGCAGCTTTGCGGAGTGGCTTTCGCGTGATTGCTGCCCGAAGTGTCAGGTTGGGCCGTTAGTGGGCGCTGAGGGCGTCAGGAAGTGCCGCTGTTGCGGTTTGTTGATAGGAGATGGCCTTGGACAAGGTAGAGGTGCTACAGGCGGCAATAGCCGCCGTGGCGGAACGTGGAGAGAATTATGGCGACGTGCGGGAGAACCATCAGCGGATAGCGTCGCTGTGGTCGGTCGTGCTTGGTCAAACCGTAACGCCTGAGCAGGTGGTGCTGTGCATGACGTGCCTCAAGGTTGCGCGGCTGATCGAGACGCCTGACCACGAGGATAGCTGGGTGGACATCTGCGGGTATGGCGCCTGCGGGGCTGAGGTCGCAACAGGATGGGATGACGATGGGTGATGTGATCAATCTCGAAGAGCATGACCGTGACTATGTCCGCTTTTTCAAGGAACACTGGGACTGCGACTGGTGCGGCTTACCGACACGGGGTCGGGTGTACGAGGAGACGCAGACAGTCGTGTGTAGCTCGTGCCGCAAGCCGCTTATCGAGATTGACAGCGATCCGCGTCACTACATCGCCTTTGAGGAGGATTTTGACTGATGGCGTACCCGAAGATCAAAGAAGAGGTTTGGGACGAGTTTCTAGAGCGCCTGACAAACGGCAGCACGATCACTGCAATCGTGAAAGACAAGTCAATGCCAAGCTGGACGTCCATATCAAGGAAGCTGGCCGCCGAACCTGAGTTCGAGCGGCAATATCGTCTGGCGCTGGAGTTCCGGGGCATGCTGTTGCAGGAGGAGCTTGAAGACATCAAGCGGGACGCGAGGATGGGGATGGGCGACGCTCAAGGCTTGCGCCTCGCGGCAGATATCACGAAGTGGCAGGTCGCTCGTATGACGCCGAAAATTTATGGCGACAAGCAGCAGCTTGAGGTGACGCCGTCAAAGGGCGGCACATATCTTGAGGCGCTGACGCAAGTCAACGCAACCGAGCCGGTGGTGATCACGGACGAGAGAGACACACAACCGAAAGAACTACGCGCGCGCGGCGGCAACGCTCAAAACGAGTGTCCTGATAGCGACATGATATAGGACCGGAAACGGACGATATGCTAAACCACTGAAAACGCAGGGTATACCAAATCCATAATGGACATTATGCGACATTCGTGCAGAAATTAACCAGATTTCGGTTGACCCCCCCCGTCTCGCGCACGCGGCCGGGCGGGATAAATATATATACCCCTCTCACCCCCACCCCCGCTTTCGGAGACAGCGCATGACCCCCAACGGTGCCGAAAAAAATGACCTCGTAGCGATGATCGCGCAGTTCCGCGACGACCCTCGCTTTTTCGTGCAATCCGTTCTCGGCGCAACCCCGCAACGCTGGCAGGCTGAGGCGCTCGACGCCATTGCGTCGCATGACAAGGTCGCGATCAAGTCCGGTCACGGCGTCGGGAAGACGGCGTTTGAGGCGTGGGTGACGTTGTGGTGGCTCCTGACGCACTACCCCTGCAAGGTCGCGGTCACCGCCAACAGCGCGCACCAGCTAAGCGACGTCCTGTGGACCGAGATTGACCGCTGGGCGCGGAACATGCCGCAGGCGTTTAAGGACTTGCTTGAGTTTAAGTCCGACAAGATCGCGCTCAAGGGTGCGCCGGACAGTTTCGCCGTGGCGCGGACCAGCCGCCGGGAGAACCCGGAGAGCCTCGCCGGATTTCACTCCCCGCACATGCTTTTTGTGGTCGAGGAGGCATCCGGCGTGCCGAACGTGATTTTCGAGACGGCGTCGGGCGCGCTGTCCACTCCCGGCGCGAAAATTATCATGTGCGGTAACCCGACCCGGTCCGATGGGTATTTCTACGACGCGTTTCACAGTGACCGCGAGAAGTGGCACTGCATCACTGTGTCGTGTGAGGACGGCGAGTACGTTGACCCTAAGTTCATTACCGATATGGCCGAGAAGTACGGCGACGCGAGCAATGTGTTCCGCGTTCGCGTCTTGGGCGAGTTCCCCACGCAGTCGGATGACGTGCTGCTGCCGCTGCACTTGATTGAGGATGCGACGCAGCGCGACGTTGAGGCAGGCCCGACCACGCCTGTGACGTGGGGGCTTGACGTTGCGAGGTTCGGCTCGGACCGCTCGGCGCTTGCCAAGCGTCAGGGAAATATCCTCGTTGAGCCAATCAAGACGTGGCAGAATAAGGACCTGATGGAGTTGGCGGGCATCGTGCTGGCCGAACACGACGCCGTGCCGTATTCGATGCGCCCGCAGGCGATCTACATTGACGCCATCGGGTTGGGAGCCGGTCTGGCCGACCGCCTGCGCGAGTTG